GTGCCGCCCCCACTGTCGGGGTCGGATCGGCGACGGCGTTGGGCACGTCGCTGACCATCACCACGGCGGCGGCCGGGGCGCACTTCTCCGCCGTCGCCTCGGGTGCCGTGGTCAGCGACCAGGCGACGCAGGCCGGCCTCGTGCTGCCGGAGCTGGCGTTCGTGATGGACCCCGGGTCGGTGACGATCACGACCACGGCCAGCGTGACGGGGTCGGTCAAGTGGTCGATCACCTACATTCCCTTCGAAGACGCGGCAACGGTGGTGGCTGCCTGATGACCGTTTTGTGGAAGTGCATAACGTGCTCGACGGCGTACGAGGCCGGGCTGGCGCGGTGTCCGGAGTGCGGATCCAGTGAAAGCGAGGTGGTTGAGGTGCCGAAGGCGACTGTGGGCGGGGCGTCGAATGCGGGGGAGCAGCTGGAGCCGGAGGCCGTGCCGGAGCCCGACGCGCCGGCCCAGGCGCAGCCCGAGCCGGACCCGGAGGTGCCGTCGGCGCCTGCGGCGAAGAAGCGGCAGCCCAGGGCCAAGGCCGCGGTGAAGCCCGTCAACACCGCCGACCCTGACGTCGCCGGCCCGGACGCGCCGGAACCGGACGGCACGGACACTCCGGCCGCTAAGGAGGAGTGATGGCCGGCGGCGTGACGGGCTGGGACCTGTACGCGACTCTGCAGCAGCAGGCGCAGGAGATCGACTACTACCGCAGTGTTCCGCCGGTGGCGTGCCCGCATGACGGCGAGCCGCTGCGGCAGGGCCCGTCGACGTCGCCGGGTGTCCTGTACTGCCCGTGGGGTGACTTCCGGTATCCGCGGGACTGGGACGCCGACACCATGGCCGGCCTGTAGGACGGTCTCGTATCTGGCGCGTCGAGGGAGGTGAACCGCAGTGACGATCAGCCGTGTCTGCTATTGCTCGCGCGAGGAAGTGAAGAAGGCCCTGGACGTCAAGCAGACGGCCCGCAACGACGACCAGATCGACCGTGCCATCGAGGCGGCCGCCGACAGCATCGACGGCACGATGAAGCGCGTGTTCTACCCGTACCTGGACACGTTCTACATTGACTGGCCCAACTTCCAGGCGTCGTACCCGTGGCGGATCTGGCTGGACGGGGCGGAGCTGGCGGATGTGACGGGGACGGTGCCGGTGGTGACCAGCGGCGGCAACGTGATCCCGAACTCCAGCATTTTCTGGGGCAATCCGCGCTACGGGGCCCCGTACACCTACCTGGAGCTGAACCGGTCGAAGTCGGCGAGCTTCGGGCAGGGCAACACCCCGCAGCGGGACGTGGGCATCACCGCGATCCGCGGCTACGGCATCGGCACCGTGTACGGGGGGGCTCTGGCGGCCGCCGTCACCGACACCACGGGCACGGCGATCACGGTCACGGACGGTTCGGCGGTCGGGGTCGGCAACGGGCTGCTGATCGGCGCCGAGCGGATGCTGGTGACCGGGCGGGCGAACGTGTCCAGCGGCCAGACCCAGCAAGCCACCGGCGCCGGCACCGCGTCCAACGCGGACGTGGGTCTGACGGTGACCGACGGCACCAAGTTCTTCGTCGGCGAGGTCGTGCAGCTGGATTCCGAGCGGATGCTGACCGTGGACGTCACCGGCAACCTGCTGACGGTCAAGCGGGCCTGGGACGGCACCGTCCTGGCCACGCATTCGGGGGCGACGGTGTACGTGTCGCGGACGCTGACGGTGGTCCGCGGCTTCCAAGGCACCACCGCAGCCACGCACCTGTCGGCGGCGGCGGTGGGGGTGCACCTGGTGCCGCCGCTCATCAGGCAGCTGTCGGTCGCCTACTCGGTGATCTCTGCGGCGCAGGAGCCCGGCGCGTACGCCAAGACGCAGGGATCCGGCCCGGGGGCTTCCAAAGGCATCGGGGACGGCGTGGCCGCCCTGGAGGCCAAGGCGTACCAGCAGCACGGCCGCAAGGCCCGACGAAGGACGGTCTGAGATGGCTGACCAGAACACGGTGCGCGTGCGCCTGGCGGGCCCGCTGGTGGAGGGCAAGGCCAACGCGATCGTCGACGCCATGATCGCCGCCGCTACTGCGGAGGTCGCGGACTACACCAAGTACGAGGTGCTGTCCTACCTGGACGGCGTGCTGCAGAACCCGACGGGCTACTACGAGTCGCAGATCGCGGACACCCCGGTCACCCCGTACCTGCACCGGATCCATGACAGCGGCGTGGTCTACGGCCCGTGGCTGGAGGGCATCAGCTCCCGCAACCAGACCACTTCCTTCAAGGGCTACCACACGTTCCGGATCGTGCAGGGCCGCATATCGCAGAAGTCATCGGCGATCATCGCGGCGCACTTCGCGCGGGCCTCGGAGGTGTTGTAGGTGGATACGGCGGGCATCGTCGCAGCGGTCACCTCGCACGCCCAGACGCTGGGGAAGTTCGAGGTGGTGGCTTTCCACGAGCCGAAGGGCGCGCCGGGCTCGGGCCTGTCGCTGGCGATCATCGCCTCGGACGGCGGGACGGTGCCGGCAGCATCGGGGCTGGCGTCGTCCTCGTCGCGGGTCGCGCTGACGGCCCGGATCTTCAAGCCGCTGCTGGGCCAGCCCGGGGACGACACCGACACGGACCTGCTGCAGGCCATGGACGCCCTGTTCGGCGCGTACGCGGGGGTGTTCACCCTGGGCGGACTGGTGCGGAACGTGGACCTGCTGGGGGCGCACGGGGCCGGCCTGAGCTGGCGGGCCGGCTACGTGCGGATCGACGAGGTCACGTTCCGCATCATCGACATCAACTTGCCTATGATCTTGAATGACCAGTGGGATGAGGTGGCGTGAGCAGTGGCCAAGAGTAGCGGGTTGGGGGACAACTTCCTGGTCGGCGGCTTCGACTTGTCCGGGGACACGAATTCGCTGTCCGGCATCAGCACCCCGGTGGCCGTCCTGGACCTGACGGGCATCAACAAGTCCGCCCATGAGCGGCAGTACGGCGAGCGCGACGGGATGCTGAAGTTCGTGTCCTACTTCAACAAGATCCCGATCAGCGGCGGCGGCGCGCACGACGTGCTGAGCCTGCTGCCGCGCACCGACGTGATGACGAGCTACCTGCGCGGCACCACGCTGGGCGCCCCGGCGGCGTGCATGGTCGCCAAGCAGATCGACTACGACGGCACGCGCGCCACCGACGGGGCCCTGACGTTCGCCGTCGACGCGCAGTCCAACGCGTTCGGCCAGGACTGGGGCCTGCAGCTCACCGCAGGGCTGCGCACCGACACCACGGCCACCAACGGCACCTCGATCAACACGACCGCGTCGGCGTCGTTCGGCGCCATCGCCTACCTGCAGGTCACCGCCTTCACCGGCACGGACTGCACCGTCCACATCCAGGACAGTGCTGACAACTCCAGCTTCGCCGACGTGACCGGCCTGGTCTTCGCCGCCACCACCGCCGCCAACACCACCCAGCGGCTGGCCACGGCCTCGGCCACGGCCACCGTGCGGCAGTACATCCGGGCGACTACTACGACCAGCGCGGGCTTCACCTCGATCACCTTCTCGGCGGTCATCACCAAGAACACCGCAGCTTGGAGGCTTCCGTGATGCACCAGCCGTTCCGCATTGATCCGATGGCGGGCCCGGAGGCGTACAAGAGCTACCAGATCCTCGCGCCGCTCAGCAGTCACTTCCGGCCGGCGACGTGCGAGGAAGTCGACTGCCCGAACTGGCGCATGGGCTGGAAGATCCGCACCGACGTCCTCGACGAGCAGATGATCCACACGGCGACGAACTCCGGGCGCCGGTTCCAGTGGCTGCGGGTAGCCGAGCACGAGAACTGGCTGGTGTTCGAGGCCGGGCAGCCGTGCTTCCAGGCCAGCGCGCACCGCACCCGCATGGAGCGCCCCGAGCTGTTCCTGGTGCGCGACGGGGACCACCGCGGGAATCCGCGCGGTACCGAGGTGCGGCAGCACACCAGGGCGGCGGACTGGCAGGACGACTTCGCAGAGCACCAGGACAAGCTCGCGACGGAGGCCGAACGCGGCTGACGGGTGACCGTCGGCACCAACCGAAAGGAAGTGGATCATGGCGAAGGCCACTGGTATCGGCTGGACCACGCTCAGCGTGGACCTGGCCGACGGCACCACCGCGACAGCGATCAAGAACGACGTCACCAACCTCACCTTCTCCACCCCCCGCGCCGTCCAGGACACCACCGGCGTCGACAAGTCCGCGCACGAGCGGATCATGCTCCTCGCAGACTTCTCGATCACCCTCAACGGGGTCTTCAACGCCGCCCTGTCGCACACCGTGTTCTCCACCATCAGCACCCAGGTGGCCACCACGCTCCGCACCACGACGCTGGTCGTGAACGCGGCCACACTGCCCAACGAATGCCTCTACACCGACTACGCCCTCACGCGCGCGACCGGCGGCGAGCTCACCTGGAGCGCGCCCGGGGTCCTCGCCGACGGCACAGTCCCCACCTGGTCCTGACCCCCGAGGAGTAGCGCCATGGGCTTCAAGCGCAAGAACAAGGCATACCGGCTGAAGTTCGTCGACTCCGACCTGGACGGCCTCGAGGTCGTGATGCGGTCGGTGTCCACGGGCCGGATCCTGGAGATCCAGGAGATGGCGACGGCCGCCAAGTCGGCGATCGCTGTGGCCAAGGGCGGCACGGGCGACGATTCGTCCGTGGACCCGGCCATGATCCGCAAGATGGTGGAGATGGTCGCCGGGGCGATGATCTCGTGGAATCTGGAGGACGACGACGACGTCCCGGTCCCGATCACCGTCGAGGGCCTGCTGGACCAGGAGATCGACTTCCTGATGCAGATCATCGAGGCGTGGACCGAGGCTATCGCCGGGGTCGCCGCCCCTTTGGAGCCCGGCTCGACCAGTGGCGTGAATGCCCTGGAGGCGTCACTGCCGATGGAGACCTTGTCGTCGAGCCTGGCGAGCTGACGCGGGCCAACTTCATTCTCGCGACGTGCGAGCGGTTCGGGTGCCTGCCCAGCCAGCTGTACGAGGAGGACGCGGATCTGATCAGGCTGCTGAAGATCGAGGAGATGGGGAGGAGGCCCGAAGCCGATGGATATCGTTGAGATCCTGGTGACGGGCAAGAACCTGTCCCGGCCGGCCCTGGATGAGGCCACGGCCGGCGCCCGGGGCCTGGGCGGGGTCATGGGCAAGATGGCGACGATCAGCTCCGAGGCCCTGGTCGGCATCGCGGTGGCGTCGGTGAAGATGGCCGCCACGTTCCAGTCCTCCACCACGCGCCTGATCACCTCGGCGGGCGAGAGCACGAAGAACATCGACATGGTCCGCAAGGGCATGCTCGACATGGCCGGCCAGGTCGGGGTGAAGGCCGAGGAGCTGTCCAAGGCCATGTACTACGTCGAGGCGGCCGGGTTCCATGCGGCGGACGGCCTGACGGTGCTGAAGGCCGCGGCGCAGGGTGCGGCGGCCGAAGGCGCGGACACCACGACGGTCGCCAAGGCCCTGACGGACATCCTCGTGGACTACCACCTGAAGGCGTCGTCGGCGGCGGATGTGACGTCGAAGATGGTCGCGGCGATTTCCCACGGCAAGACCAACCTGCAGGACTTCAGCGGGGCTTTTGCGAACATCGTGCCTGCGGCGTCGGCGGCCGGCATCAGCATGAACGACGTCATGGCCGCGCTGGCGAACATGACCAACCACGGCTTCACCGCATCGCGGGCGGCCTCGAACCTGGCGCAGGCCCTGCGGTCGCTGCTGAACCCGACGAAGCCGATGCAGAAGGCCTTCGCCGAGTTCGGGGTGACCACGGCGCAGCTGCGGGAGAAGATGAAGGGCCCCAACGGGCTGACCGACGCCATGGAGTTCTTGTCGAAGGCGGCGGAGAAGGCCGGCAAGGAAGGCACCCCGGCGTTCGCCGCGGCGTTGAAGCAGCTGATGGGTACGGCGCCGGGCGCGAACGCCGCGCTGTCCACGGTGGGGGAGAACTTCGCCGCGACCTCGGCGACGATCAGGGCCGTGGGTGGGGCGACGGCGGACAGTGCGGGCAAGGTCCAGGGCTTCGCCGAGGTTCAGAAGACGCTGGGGCAGCAGGTCAAGCAGCTGACTGCGAGCTTCGACTCGCTGATGATCGAGCTGGGCAACAAGCTCATTCCGATCGTCACCGCGCTCATTTCTGCGATGTCCTCGCACAAGGACGTGGTCCTGGGTGTGCTGGCCGCTGTGGCGGCTTTGATGGGCGTGCTGGTGGTGTACTCGGTGACGATGAAGACCATTGCGGCGGTGCAGGCTATCGCGGCGGTGGCGACGAAGGTGTGGACGGCCGCGGTGTGGCTGTTCAACCTGGCCATGGACGCCGACCCTATCGTCCTGGTGGCTATTGCTATTGCCGCGCTGGTGGCCGGGATTGTTTATGCCTACATGCATTTCACGGTTTTCCGCGATGTGATCAACGACGTCTTCAAGGTTGTGAAGACGATCGTGATGACGTATATCGACCTGATCATTCTGGAATTCAAGCTGTTGGTGTTCGCCGCCGAGCTGGTGTGGAAGGGATTGCAAGCTGCCTGGAACGGGATCGTCGGCGCGGCCAAGGCGGTGGGTAGCTTCCTGGCCTCTACCTGGCACTCCATCAGCAGCACCGTGTCCACAGTGTGGGGCGGAATTGCGAAATTCTTCGAGAAATGGTGGCCACTGCTGCTCATCATCTTCGCCTTTCCGATCGGCGTACTGGTCGCGATCTGGAATCATTTCCACAAGCAGATCATTTCGGCCGCGGAAACCGCGTGGGGATATATCAGCGGCTTTTTCGTGTCGATTTGGCATTTTCTGGAATCGGCGGCGAAGATTGCTTGGTCCGCAATTCAGGTGGCGATTATCCGGCCGATAGAGACCGTCTGGGGCTGGCTGGTCAGCGCCTGGGGGACGATCTCCGGGTGGCTGGGCGCTGCCTGGCGCGGGATCTCGCGCGTTGCGGCCTCGGTCTGGCACTCGGTGGCCTCGGCCGTGACCGGGCCGATGGAGAGTGCCTGGCACGCCTTGACCAGCATCGGCGGCAAGATCATTTCGGCGATCAGTGGCGCGTTCAACAGCGCCTGGAAGGCCGTGTCCGGGATCGGCTCCAAGTTCCTGTCCATCGGCGGCGACATCATCTCCGGCATCATCAACGGCGTCGAGGGTGCGGCCGGGTCGCTGTTCAGCACCATGGAGAACATCGCCAGCGGAGCACTGAAGGCCGCGAAGTCGTTCCTGGGTATCGGGTCGCCGTCCAAGAGGGCCGCTGCCGAGATCGGCCACTGGCTGCCACCGGGTATCGCCGAGGGTGCGCTGAGGAACGCACCGGTGGCCCACGCCGCGATGCAGAAACTGTCCTCGGGGCTGCTGTCCAGCGGCCGGGGGGCGCTCGCCGCATCGGGTGCGGCGGGGGTCGGCGCGGGCGGCGGGGCGCAGACTATCGTCCTGGAGATCCATTCCGGTGGCAGCAGCTTCGACAACGCGCTGGTGGAGATCCTGCGCAACGCCATCAGGATCCGCGGCGGAAACGTCCAGATCGCTCTCGGAAGGAGCTGACCTTGCACCGGTACAAGTGCTTCAACGCCCCTATGCAGACCACGGCCGCTATTGCGAAGGTCACCACCGGCACCGCTGTGAAGACGATGCTGCAGATCAGCACCCCGTCCACCCGGCAGTGCCAGCTGATCTCGTGGGGCTATTCGACCGATGCGGCGCCGGCCACCAGCGGTGTGGGTGTCGTCGAGCTGATCCAGACCGACGTGGCCGCGACCGTCACCGCGCACAGCGCCTCGGGCGTGCAGCCGCTGGACCCGAACGCGCCGGCGTCGCTGATGACGCTGGGGGTCTCGAACACGGGTTTCACGGCCACGGTAGAGGGATCGACGACGGCCGTGCGTACCTTCGACGCCGTCGAGATCGAGGGCGTTTCCGACGGTGCGCAGGGCAACTTCTACGTCTACCAGTGGATGCCGGACGAACGGCCGATCGTGGCGCTCAGCAAGTTCCTGCGGGTGCGGGTCACGTTCAGCGCCGCGGTGAACATGCTGACGTGGGTGTGCTGGGACGAGTGATCCGGCAGGGGGCGCACTGTGTACCGCGGTGAGGAGGTGGGTCGATGTCGGTAGCTGCGCGGGCTATGGGCTGGATGCGCAGGTCCGCGAACGTCCCGGGCCCGTATGCGGCCAGTGGTGAGCAGAACAGCGGGCAGCCGGTCACCGTCGAGCTGCTCATCGACGGCGACTGGACCGACATCACGTCCTCGGTGAGGGTGGGGGCGTCCGGGAACATCGCCATGGCGTACGGGCAGACAGACGAGAACGCCAACATGCAGCCCTCGAGCTGCACGCTGATGCTGAACAACCGCAACGCCCAGTACAGTCCGCGGAACCCGCTGTCGCTGTTGTACGGGAAGATCGGCCGCAATACGCCGCTACGGGTGTCGGTGCCGGACGGCAACGTGAGCAACGTGCGGTTCTGGGGGGAAGTGCCGTCGTGGCCGCAGAACTGGGACACGACGGGCAACGACATCTGGGTGGAGCTGCAGGCGGCGTCGGTGCTGCGCCGGCTGGGGCAGAACAACCAGGTGCTGCGGTCCACGATGTACCAGGGCTACACCAGTGCCGCACTGGTCAATCCGCCGGTGGCGTACTGGCCGCTGGAGGACGGCTCGGGTGCCACGCAGATGGCGTCGGCGATCTCGGGTGGTACGGCGATGACGTTCGTCGGTGCGCCGACTCTGTCGACGTACACGGGGTTCGACTGCTCGGATCCGCTGCCGACCCTGACGACGGGGGCTTCGTTCAGCGGGTCGGTGGGGACGTACACCTATACGGGCTATTCGCAGACGCGGGTGCTGTTGGATTTCCCCGGGGCGGGCTCGCTGGTGGACAAGTCGACGCTGGTGCAGATGAAGGGCACCGGGACCGCGCACACGTTCGAGTTGTACTACAACACGGGCGGGGCGATCGGGCTGCGGGCCTTTGACCACGGTGGCACCAGCGTCGGTGACACCGGGCCGATCTCTTTCGCCGTGGACGGCCGGCAGATGCGGTTCAGTATCGAGCTGACGCAGTCGGGCACTACCATCAGCTACTTCCTGAGCAGGTATGTTCCGCAGGCGGCGGCCGGCGACTACAACAGTGGGACGCTGGCCACCGGGCGGACCATGGGCAGTATCCAGCAGGTCAACCTGGCCCCGTCCGCGAACGCGAACGGCCTGTCGGTTGGCCACGTGACCGTGCAGACGGTGTTCTCCGACATCTTCGACCTGCTGAGCAACATCAACGCGTACAGCGGTGAGACCGCCGATGCGCGGGCGTTCCGGCTGATCACGCAGGCCGGCGTTGCCGCGGGGGGGGTCGGTGTCGGCGGGGACTCGGTGGCGATGGGTACCCAGCATTCGGGGGCGCTGCTGACGCTACTGCAGGACTGTGTGGATGCCGACGGCGGGAGCTTGTATGACCGGTGGCTGGGTCTGGGGATCGGCTACCGGGAGCGCACGGCGGTGTACAACGCGAATGTGGCGCTGGTGCTGGATTATGCGGCGTTCAACCTGGCAGCGGTCCCCAGGCCGGTGGACGATGACCGGTACACCAAGAACGACATCACGATCAGCCGCACGAACGGGTCCAGTGCCCGGCAGTTCCTGCCGACGGGCACCTTGTCGGTGCTGCCGCCGCCGCTGGGGGTGGGCCAGTACCTGGGCGACAAGACGATCAACGTGCAGAGTGATGCGACGTTGGCGGACCAGGCCGGGTGGCGGCTGCACGTGGGTACCTTGGACCAGGCCCGCTACCCGGTGATCACGGTGAATCTGGCGCACAGCTCGTTCGCGTCGAATGCGGCGCTGCGCTCCCAGGTGATCAACACCCGGCCCGGTTCCCGTATCCAGGTGCTGAATCCGCCCGCGCAGACGCAGGCCGATCCGCTGGATCTGCTGGTCGTGGGCGGCTCGGAGACTTTGACCCGTTTCGAGCATGTCATCACGTTCACCTGTGTGCCGTTCCAGCCCTACCAGGTGGCGAAGCTGGCGGATCCGGTGCTGTCGGTGGCGGACACGGCCGGCAGCACGCTGGCGTTCGCGGCCAGCGCCACCCAGACGGGCCTTTACCTGCTGACTTCCGGGATCCCGGACACGCTCACCAACCCACTATGGACGGCGAACGTCACCGACTACCCGTTCGATCTGGAGTTGGCCGGGGAGCGCATCACCGCGTCGTGCCCCGGCAACATGATCAACGGGAATCCGTTGTTCGCCACCGGCCTGACCGGCTGGAACGCCGCCGCAAGCACGGTGAGCCTGGACAACACGTTCCAGTACGCGCCGGACTACGCCTCGGCGCTGGTGGTGCCGGACGGCGTGTCGGCGTCGGGGGGGTTGAACAGCGACCACAGTGCGGTGGGGACCGTGACCGCGGCGAAGACCTACACCGTGAACTGCTGGGTGTGGTGCCCGGCCGGGTGGAGCGATGTGCGCACCGCGGCGGACTGGTACGACGCCAGCAACGCGTTCCTGTCCTCGTCGCTGGGGTCCGCCACGGTGGTGTCCTCGAACACGTGGACGCTGCTGAGCCAGGATGTGACGGCGCCGGCGAGCGCGTCGCGTGCGGTGCTGCGGTTCAGGTGGGGCAGTACGCCGCCGTCATCGGTCACGTTCTGGATCACGAATGCGACGATGGTGGACGACAGCACCGTGAACAGCACCACTACGCCGCAGCTGGTGACGGTGGTGAGGTCGGTGAACGGCATCGTCAAGGCGCAGCCCGCCGGCGGCGATGTTCGCCTGTTCACCCCGATGATCCTGGCTCTGTGAGGGGACCCTATGGCGTTCGTCCCGTTCGTCGCCGGCCAGCGCGTCATCGCGGCCGCGCTCAACGGCAACAGTGTCCAGCTGCTGTCGGCCACGACTCTGACGGCGGCGACCGCGAGCGTGAACGTGGCTGTCCCGGTGGGCTACAACCGGCTGCAGGTGTATTTCACCGGAAAGTCCAACGGTGCCACGAATGCCGTGTCCGCGAGAATTACCCTCAATAACGATACCGGCGCGAATTATAACTACATTTACACCCAGTCCAACAATGGGACGACGGCGACGGCCGACAATACGGGGCAGACCGCGATCCTGGTCGGGACGATGACGGCCGCGACGTCGACGGCCAACTATGCGGGCTCGGGCAGCTTCACCATCGACAACACGGGAAACGGCATCTTCTTCCCCACGATCGTCGGCACGGCGACGACGTTCGTGACCACGACGAACATGTACAACGGGGTGTACACCTCGCAATGGTTGAGCCTGGCGGATGTCACCAGCATCCAGTTTTCTCTGAGTGTGGGCAGCTGGGTCACGGGTTCCCAGTTCAGCCTCTACGGGGTGGGATGAGCGGGAGGAGGAGCCGTGGCTGATCCGCCGTTCACCGATGGTGACCGGGTCACCGGGGCCGAGCTGGGTACCGGTATCCCGACGCTGCTGGTCGCTACGACGCTTACGGCTGCCACGGGCAACGTCATCCTGGCGGTACCGGCCGGCTGGAACCGGTTGAAGGCCTATTTCAGCGGCACGTCCACGGGCGCCACTGCGGCTTCGAGCTGCAAGGTGCAATTCAACGGCGACACCGGCGCAAATTACAGTTTCATCTTCACCCAGTCCAACAATGGGACGACGTCGACGGCCGACAATACGGGGCAGACCGCGATCCAGATTGCGACGATTACCGGTGCGACGTCGACGGCCAACTATGCGGGGTCGGGCAGCCTGGTCATCGACAACGTGTCGGCCGGCACGTTCTTCCCGGTCGTCGTCTGTACGGCGACGACGTTCGTGACCACGACGAACATGTACAACGGGGTGTATTCCGGGCAGTGGTCGTCGTTGGCGGCGATCACGAGCATCAACTTCGTGCTGGGTACCGGGACGTGGAGCATCGGGTCCCAGTTCAGCCTGTACGGGCTGCTGTGACCGTGCGCGCGCGGGCGGGTGCGATGGTGCGCGGGCTCGCGCGCCGCCTGCTGGCCGCGGCCGTGCTGCCGGCGGCGGCCGTGCTGGCGGCCTACGACGTGTATCTGCTGGGGTGGCGGCTGGCGGAGGTGCAGGGCAACCTCGAGGCCCAGATGGTGATCATCACCCCGGCGTTTGTCGTCTCGCACCTGCTGCGGGCCCGGCAGTCCAGGGTGCAGCACCGGGAGGCGATGGCCGCGCACGAGGACCACGCCGAGCAGCTGGCGGCGCACCGCGCCGAGACGGCGGCCCTGGCGGAGAAGGTCGGTGAGCTGCATGATTTTCACCTGCACATGAAACTGCCCGACCGAGAGGTCGGCCCCGCTCCTTCCTCCAAGCACCGGAGCATCCCTTGAGCTCACTTGATCTGACTGTCCTGGACCGTTTCCGGCGCGAGCAGCTCCCGGACGGCTACCTTCCCTTCGTCCGGACGCTGTATAGCCCGGTGGACGACGTCCACGGGGCGCTGGTGCTGCTGCTGAAGTCGGCTACCAGCAGCGTGGACGTGGCGATGTACGGCTTCGACGATGAGGAGCTGGCGGGGGTGCTGCTGGAGAAGATGCGCAGCGAGAGCGTGCGGGTCACGCTCACGCTGGATTCCTCCCAGGCCGGGGGCGTCCATGAGCGCAAGCTGCTGGCCGACGAGGATTTCCCGGCGACCTCGGTGGCGGTCGGCCGAAGCGAGAAGGGCGCGATCATGCACCTCAAGTGCGTGGTCGTGGACCGGAAGATCCGTATCAGCGGGTCGACGAACTGGTCCGACGGCGGCGAGCGGAAGCAGGACAACGAGCTGACCGTGATCGCGAACGAGAAGATCGCGGGCGAGGCGGCCGACCATATCGGCGAGATCCACGCCCACATGGTCCAGGCCGCGGCGAAGAAGGCGGCGGCCTGATGGTCACGGTGGCCCCGCTCGAAGCCGACGCCCTCGACATCCCCCTGACCCCACCGCCCGGTGGCGAGGTCCTGTACCGGTCGGACCGGTGCACCCTGGTCTGGGGCGACTGCCGCGACCCGGCCGTGATCGCGTCCGTACCTGCCGGGTACGGGCTGCTGTGCACCGACCCTCCCTACGGCGTGAACTACAGGTCCTCGTTCGGGGGGAACTTCACCGTGATCCAAAGCGACGACGGCAGTGTGGACTGGGCTGCCGTACTCGCCGAGTGGGTCGGCCCGGAAGGCACGACCACTCGCGGCCTCGCGGAAAGCAGGCACGTCTATGTGTTCGGGTACAGCCCTGATCAACTGCGGGTTCCACTACGCCTTGGCGGTACTGCCGAGCTGATCTGGGACAAGGCCATGACCGGTATGGGCAACCTCTCCCAGCCATGGGGACCCGCCCATGAGGTGATCGCCTTCGGGGTCCACGGCAAGCGTGCATCCGGCCGTACCGCCGGAAAGGGCAACCTGTCTGCACGGCTGCGTCAAGGCTCGGTACTGCGAGTACTTCGCCCCAATGCTGATGCGGTGATCCGCCATCCCACCGAGAAGCCCGTAGCGCTCATGTCCCAGCTGATCGAATCCAGCACCGTGCGCGGCGACCTGGTTGTGGACCCGTGCGCCGGGTCGGGCAGCACCCTCGTCGCGGCGATCCTCGAAGGCCGTCGCGGTTTCGGGGTGGAGATCGACCGCAAGTACGCCGAGTTGGCCGTGACCCGCATCAAGGCCGCAGGGAAGATCGCCGACCAGATCGAGAGGTGCTGACATGGCCCCTGTTGAGGGTCTCGATTTCGCGTGGACGAAGCCCAGTCCGGCGCAGGTGAAGGCGGCGGGCGGTCATTGGATCGCCGGGTACTTCAGCACGGACGCGTCCAAGAACCTGAACCACTTCAACATCCCCGGCTACCTGTCCGCGGGCATCCCGGTGGTGACGGTCTGGGAGACCACGACGGGCCGCGCCACGCAGGGCCACCAGGCGGGCGTGGATGACGCGCACGCCGCGGAGGCGGAGCGGATCGCCGCGGGCCTGCCGTCGTCGCACGTGCATCACTTCGCCGTGGACGAGGACACCTCCTGGTCCTCGGTGGTCGCGTATTTCGACGGCGCGATCAGCGTGCTGGGCCTGGACCGGGTGGGCTGCTACGGCGGCTATCCGGTGATTGTGGGCGCGCACGGGCGCGGTATCCGGTTCCTGTGGCAGACCGTCGCCTGGAGCGGTGGTCAGTGGGCTGCGTTCGCGACGATCCGCCAGCCCGGTGGCACGCTTCTGGGTGGTTCGGCGGATGTGGATTTCAGCGAGGCGCCGGATTTCGGCCAGACCCCGCGACCTGTGACACCTGGTACTACGACTCCTGTGGAGGACACGATGCCCCAGTGGATCAATGGAAGCGTGACGCCGGGCACGGTGCCGGTGGTGGCGGGGGTTCCGGCCGGTGCGGCGTGGGTGGCGTTCGCGAACCGGACGCTGCACCTGGGTATGGACGAGCCGGGTGTGGTGGGGGCGAAGGCGTCGGTGCGGGTGGCGGTGCACAAGGGGGGTGCGGACTGGGAGCCGGTGCGGGAGGTGCAGGTGACGGCGAAGGGCGGCACGGTGGGTCTGGATGTCACGGGCGCGGTGAAGGTCAGCTTGCAGACGGTGTCGGCCGGGGTGTGCTATTCGGTGGAGACGTGGTGAGTCCGCCGCCGGCCGCCGGCGGCGGCCCGCCGCGGGCGGCGTCGCCGTCGGACGAGGTGCGGCGCACGGTGCGCACGGTGGTGCAGTGCGCGGTGGGGCTGGCGGCGGCGATGCCGTGGCTGGTGGCCGTGTCGGGGATGTCGGCGGCGGCGCCGATGGCGGCTACCGCGCTGGCGGTGTCGGCGGCGGTGACGCGGGTGATGGCGCTGCCGCAGGTGGACGCCCTGCTGCCGGGGTGGCTGCGTAAGGGTGGCGCGGGGAGTGTCTCGGTGGCGCCTGCGGTGCCGCCGCCGGGGTCGGCGGCACACTGAGCACGGAGGGGGTGGGGGTGTGGCGTGGGTGTACGGGATCGATCCGGCGCAGGGCGGTGCGGTGGCCGTCCTGGTGGTGGTGGTGGTGTTGATCCTGATGGGTCTGCTGGTGCCACGGCGCACGATGGTGGACCGGGTGGCGGACAAGCTGGCGCAGATCCGGGATCTGACGGCGGAGCGTGACGCTTGGAAGGCGGCGCACCGGGTGTCGGAGGAGGCGCGGGGGTTAGCGCAGGACCAGGTGCGGCAGCTACTGGAGGTGACGCGGACTACGGATCGGGTGCTGACGGCGATTTCCTCGCCGCAGGCCGGCCAGGGGGTGAGTGTGCGTGCAGTGGATCCGTCGGGGACGCCGGCGCCTTAGGGAGGTGTCGTTAGTGAAGTCGGATGAGTCGCCGGGGTTGCGGCAGGCGCGGGAGGCGTCGCGGCGGGCCAAGTCGGCGCGTACCGAGCAGGAGGAGCTGGGGCCGGTGGTGACGCGGGCGGTGGAGCGTCAGCGGTGGCATCAGGATCGGAACCATTTCGCGGATGCTGTGGCGGCGGCGCTGAGTGTGCGGCATGGCGAGGGGAGGCATTCGTGATCATTGCGGCCACGGACAGTACGCGGTCGGTGGGTGAGGTGGTGGCGCTGGTGGCGTTCTTCACCAACATCGTGTTCGTGGTGGTGTACAGCGTGGTGGGGCCGTGGTGGCATTCGGGTCTGGGGCGGAACATCGTGGCGTTGGATACGGCGCTGGCGATGGCGTTGCTGCCGGCGACGCTGCACAGCCTGTTCGGGGTGTCGACGGTGTCCTCGACGGCGTATGCGTGGTTTGTGGACGGGGCGCTCGCGTGCGTGCCGGCGATTGTGGTGTGGCGGATGGTGATCATGTTGCGGTTGGATGCGCGGCCGTGGTGGCGGCGTGGGCGGCGGGATTCGGATCCTCCGTGAAGGGGGTGCGGTGCTGTCGGGGTGGTTGCGCGGGGGTGGTGGCGGCCGTAGGGTCTGGCGCGGCGTGCCTCGCCCTGTTCCCCGCCGATGCGGGGCCCCGTATGGAACCTGTGCCTGTGCCCTGGGCCTGGTCTGCTCCCTGCTGCCGCGGGGGTTGTGTGCGGGGGTTGTCGATCGCCCCGTTCGGCCTGTGGCCGGGCGGGGCGGTCTGCGTTTAGGCTGCGCGTGCGCCGGCCAGTTGGAGGGCTGGGCTGGTGTGCAGTGAAGCCCCCGGGTCGTCCCCCCGCTGTGGGGGTTTTGCTGTTTCCGGGGGGTTGACGTCCCCCGCACGCAATGCAAAGCTAATGGTATGCCAATCAGCAATGAGGGCGGTGAGTCCCTCGACGACCTGGTGCAGCTCTACGCCGATCTCCCCGACCCCGCCGAGTGCAGGCGCCTGCGTGAAGCGTCCGGCTTGAAGCAGTCCGAGCTGGCCAGGGTGGTGGGTGTCAGTCAGCCCACGCTGGCCCTGTGGGAGAGCGGCCGGCACAGGCCCTCCGGCCGCAACCTGCGCCCCTACGTCGAGGCCCTGCGCAAGCTGCGCCAGGCCGAGGCCGCGAAGGCCCCGGCGGCCTGATCCCCGCACACGCGTCGGGCCGCCCAGGGATCCCCATCCCGGAACGGCCCGCGAAGCCCATGCGCACCCTATGACCAGAAAAGGGACTTCAATGAGCCACGATACCTATTCGCACGGGGTGATGCCTCTCGGCGTCGCTCCGGTGCAGGGCAGACCCGCCGCCGAGCAGGCCGCGCCGGTGGTGCCGCCGCAGGAGCAGGCGCCCCCGCAGGCGCCCCCGGTGGCCGTCGGCGGCCCGCAGGAGCCCGTGGCGGCCGTGATGCCCGCCGCGCCGCCCGCGCCCCCCGCGGCCCCGCCGAGGGACCCGTTCGGGCGGGTGCAGGAGGGGAATGCCGCCGAGGTGCTGGGGCGGCTGGTGCGCGAGGCGCCGGCGGCGAACGTCATCTCGCTGCACCTGTCGTTGTGGGGCGCCCCGTACATCAGCGTGCAGCTGCACGGCGTGGACGCCATGGCGCGGCTGGTGGCCTGGCACGAGCAGTACGGCGACGAGACCCTGATCAGCCACACGGACTACGGGTTCGCGGTGTACTCGGAGCTGAACACGCTGGTGGACGGTGTGCCGGTGCAGGTGTGGTCGCAGGCCGAGGTCCAGACGGTGGAGGCGCAGTCGTGAGCCGGTTGATCGACGAGGCCCTGCACGTGGCGTGTACGGGGTACCTGATGGATCCGGCGGACCGGATGCGGGGGGCGATGGTGGCGCTGATGAGCGCCGGCATGCTGGTCGCGCCGGGTACGGCCGTGCCTGCGCCTCGGCGCGCGGCGGTGACGCTGGTGCGTCTGCGGCCCAAGCGCGCCGTCCTGTCGTCCGCTGGGCGTCGGGCGCTGCCGTGGGGCGGTGCGCGGTGACGGTACTGCTGGTGCTACTGGGGGTGGGGCTGGCCGGGTGGCTGGGCCTGGGCGTCGTCGACGAGCTGGACGCGCGGCGGGAGGAGCGGGAGGGCCTGTTCCAGGACGGGGCCGTGGTGCCGCCGTGCGGTGAGGAGTGGGCGCCGTGACGGGGTTCGCGTTCACGCCCGCGGTGCGCTGGCAGCGCAAGGCCCGCATCGCGCTGGCGGGGCCGGCCGGGTCGGGCAAGACCTTCACCGCGCTGCGGCTGGCGTCGGCCATGGGCGCCCGGGTGGCGGTGGTGGACACCGAGCACGACTCGGCGTCGCTGTACGCCAGGGGCGCGGACGGGCAGGGCTTCGACTTCGACACCCTGTCCCTGGCCAGCTTCGCCCCGGCGAACCTGGTCGGCGCGCTGGCGTCGGCCGCACAGGGCCGCTACGACGTGGCGGTCGTCGACGGCCTGTCGCCGTTCTGGTCCGGGCCCGGCGGCATGCTGGAGCAGGCCGACATCGGGGCGACCAAGAACGGGGGGAACTCGTTCGCGGGCTGGAAGGAGGCCCGGCCGCAGGAACGCCAGCTCCTGGAGGCACTCCTGTCCTTCCCGGGGCATCTGATCGTGACGATGCGGTCCAAGACGGACTACGTGGTGGAGACGGACGACCGCGGCCGGAAGGTGCCTCGGAAGATCGGGTTGAAGCCGGAGCAGCGCGACGGCATCGAATACGAGTTCGATGTGGTGGGGGAGCTGGACAGCGACAACACCCTGGTGGTGTCCAAGACCCGGTTCCCGGCATTGTCGGGCCTGGTGGTCTCGCAGCCGGGTGAGGAGCTGGCGGAGCAGGTGCTGGCGTGGCTGTCGGGGGGCATCGAGGTGCCGGATCCGATGCTGCTGGTGGATCGTGCCAGCGCGCCGGACCTGACGTGGGCGGATGCCAGGCTGCTGTATCACGAGTTGAAGGAGCGGCAGCTGCTGGGGATCGCGATGCTGCGTCCCGGTAGCGGTGAGCCGTGTTCGCTGGGCCAGTACCTGGACAGCCGCGGCAAGGCCATGAAGCAGGCGGCGCTGGATGACCTGAAGAAGACGGCGGCGGACGCGGGCATCTCCGACCAGGAGCTGCAGCAGGAGTTCCGGGCTATGCATCACTGGCCGATCGCGCAGGCGCCGGTGGATAAGGTCATCGAGTTCACGCAGATGCTGCGGGGGGGGCCGCCGCAATGACGGTTCCTGTGATGCTGCCGGAAGTGCACCGGGCTGCGGCCCGGCATGCCACCGGCGGCCCCCTGGCGCAAGCGCAGGCGCGGGCGCGGGCGCGGTGGGATGAGCCGGAGCCCGCCGAGGTGCTGGCGGGTCTGACCGACGGTGGGTGGATCGGGTCCTGGGGCCGGCGCGCGGTGTGCGCGCACCCGTACCTGGACCCGGACATGTGGTACCCGCACCCCACCGACCTGGGTGCGATCCGCCGGGCCCGGGCGACGTGTGAGGGGTGTCCGGTGCGCCGGGAGTGTCTGGGGTACGCGATGCGTGACGAGGGTGCTACGGGGCACCGGAACGGCATGTGGGGCGGTCTGATGCCCGATGAGCGGGCCGCACTGTATGCCGAGTTGGAGCGGCGGGTCCGGGCGGGGCCGTAGGGCGGGTGTTGTGGGGCCCGGCCCGACTACTCCCGGGCCGGGCCCCACGGCTGGCGGCGTCAGCACTCGGGGCGCAGCAGGGCCTGGGCGCGCCGGTAGAAGTCGATGGGGACGATCGCCACGACGGGCTTGCGGTGCGAGGTCAGGACGGTCACGCCGCCCAGGTAGCGGGCGCGGCCGATGATCGAGCCGAACTCCGCGCGGCCGGCGACGATGCTCTCTTCGGTCTCCTGGGGTTCCTGCTTAAGATCACTCATAGACCTAGTGTACCCGAGTGTCATTAGGTCACTCGTGAACAGATGGTTATTATGTACATATGTGGCGAGAGATCTTACTGAGTCCGCTTGGCCGGACGAGTTTTCCCATGTTCAGCACGTGCCGCCCGGTCCTCCCCGGCTCCGGCCCCTGTGAGATCGGACGGACCCGCGGCATGGGCTATGAACTGCGGCGGCGGCTGCGCGAGGTGCTCGGTCCCGACATCGCCGGGCTGCAGCGCGCTGTCGCCCTGGAGATCGCCGACGATGCCAGGGACGAGACCAGGATGAGCATGGCCTCGCTGGACGACCTCGCCCGCTGGACCGCAGCGAAGGACGCCGGCGTCATCAGGAACGCCCTCAAGCGGCTCGCCGGGGCCGGTTGGGAGTTCCGGGTGCCGTTGGGGATCGGCAAGGACGGAAGGCTGCTGTACGCCGTCCCCGGGAAGCGGCTGACGTTCCGCGTACCGGACTTCGAAGGGGGAGCCGGGGCTCTCCCTTACGCCCCTAAGGGGGAGCCCCGGCTCCCCATAGGGGGAGCCCCGGCACCTTGTGAAGGTGCCCCGGCTCCCCCCTTCTCCTCATACCCCTCACTAACCCCTCAGAGAGAGCGCGCGCGCACGAGCACCAGCAGACCCACGAGCCCTCCCGCCGCCGCGGCTCTCTCTCTCATCCCCTCCGACTGGCAACCGGGCCCCGACGACATCCACGCCGCGCAGCAGGCCCGCACCGCGGCCGGCTGGCCCGTCCTGACCGGAGCGGAGCTCACCCGCGTCACCCACAAGTTCGTCCGGCGCCAGCGCGACGACCACCGCGCACTGCCCTCCGGAGCCTGGTCGGGCCGCTGGCGGGACTGGGCAGAACGCGAACGCCCCACCGGCCCTCCGCAGCCCGCCATGCTCGGCCTCCTGGACGGCGGCCGCAGCGACGGCCTGTGGCCCCACGAGCAGCCCGCACAGCCGCCAGGAACACCCAAACCGCCATCCCTGGCCGTCCGCATGGCCCAGCTCGACGCCGCCATCGCCGCCGACCAGCACACCGACACCGCATAGGAGCCCTCCATGACCGGACCCGAGCACTACCGGCAGGCCGAACGCGCCCTGCACATCGCCACCCAGGCGAACGACGTTGCGGCGGCCCTGCACATCGCCGCCGCACAAGCCCACGCCATCCTCGCGCTCGCCGCCGCCACCGCGCTCAACGACGGCAATGGCGGCACGACCGTCACCGACTACCGCGCATGGAAGGCCGCCGCCTCGGCCGAGACCCCCGAAACACCCCTTAACGGCCTGCCCGACGCCCACGTCCAGGACATCACCGACACCGTCTGAGAGGAGTGGTCATGGCTGCCGCCCGTCCCGGACGCCACCTCCAAGCCGTCCCCAACCTGCCGCTGCCCCTGCCCGACTTCGAAGCCCTGCCCCGCGCCCGTACCAGCCGCCCCGAACTCACCGTCACCTGCCCCTGGTGCCGACAACCCCCCGGCGAACCCTGCACCACCCGACGCGGACGCCCCCTGGCCGCCGCCACCAGCCACCCCAGCCGCACCACCACCCAGGAGACCCGATGAGCGGCACCAGCCACTAGCCCACCCCAGCCGCGCGGCCCCAACAACGCCGCGCAGCCCCCGACGGACAGGGGCCGCCCTTCCAAGAGAGCCCCTGTCCCGGCACCGGAGTGTCCCTATGACCAGCCACTACCTGCCAGGGATCATCCTGGCCGCCGTCCTGCTCACCGTCCAACTCATCCGCCGCCACCAGGCCCGCATCGGCCGCTGGCTGCTCTGGGCAGTCGTAGCCGGCGCCGTCGGCAACCTCCCCGTCCTGTCCACCATCGTCCGCTTCCTCACCGGAGTGTCCCTGTGAACGCCGTGATCACCGTCGGGGGCGCCCTGGTCGGACTCCTCGCCGCCCTGGCCGTCCTCCTGCCCTGGTACCGCAAGGGCGGCAAGGCCGCAGCCGACCCCATGGCCAAGAGTCCGGCGAAAAGCCCGGCCGGGGGCCGCAGCATCAAAACCCTGCGCCCCTTCGGCGCCGGCCTGGCACTGGGCATCATGTCCGCGACCTGCGTCGGCGGGGCACTGGGCACCATCGCACACCGGATCGGCGGCGGATCCAACATGGTCGGCGACCGGCTACTGTCCTGGTCCACCGGATCCACTAGCCCCGCCGTCACCCGCCGCGCCCTGAACCAACTCAGCCCCGGGGGAGCAGTCGTACTCATCCTGCTCCTGGTCGGCCTGGTCATCGTCTGGCGCGGCTCCGCCAAACGGATCCGCAAAGACCTCGGACTGGGCATCCTGGCCGGCTGCACACTGGGCCCCACCGCCGGCCTGGCAGGGCTCGCGGCCGTCGCCCTGGTCCCACTGGTCAACTGGTGCGGCAACGCCGTAGTGGGGCTCCTGTGAAGGCCCTGCGGCGCTTCGCGGCCCGCATCTACGACGGCTCCGTCGTCATCGGCTGGCGCCTGGGCCGCTGGCCCTGGCAGGACAAGGCATGGCGCTCCAGGACGGGACGCCTGGCCTGGGTCGCGTTCGTGTGCTGGGCCGGGTGGCGCCTGATCGAACGCTTCCAGACCCTGGCCGCGGTCGCCGTCGCCTGGTTCCTGGTCGCGGCGTTCCGCGCCGCCGCCACCGACACCCCGCAGCAACAGCCGCCCGACGACGCCGGCGAGCAGCTGCCCGCCGGCGACCAGACCGACCACCCGCCCGGCGACTTCGCCGAGCTGCTCCGCACCCTGATCACCGACGGCCCCGGCATCCACCTGGCCGAAGTCGCACAAGCCATGACGGGCAACCCCAAGGACACCGCCGCCGTACGGGAACAGTGCACCCGGGCAGGCATCCCGGTCGCAGCCGGCACCCGCTCAGCCACCCGCCCCGGCGTGTCCACCGGCATCCGCGCCGCCGACCTACCACCCCCTCCCCCACCCACCTCCGACACCCCCGACGGCAGCCCCGTTGCTGTTGTTGCCGCAGGTCACAGCGAGCAACATGACCAGCAACAACAACAGCAACAACAGTCGGCGCGGATCGTCCCCGCAGGCGACGGCAACCCCAACCGGTGGCACGTCCAATGGGACGACGCCCCCGGCGAGGACGACAACACCACCCCATGAAACCGGCGCGCTGATAGCCCAGGCCACCACCCCGCCGACCCGAAGGAGACCCGTGTTCCAGCTACCGTTCCGCCGCAAGCCCCCCCCCACCCCCCCCCCCCCCCCCCCCCCCCCCCCCCCACCCCCCACCCCCCCCCACCCCCACCCCCC